CTTACAAGACATCTTTGAAAAGAAAGACGACCAAGCAATTGACATCCGAGACCCTGCTACTAAGTGGCTAGTCAAGAAGGCACGTGCTAAGTACGCATACGCAGAAACAGACTTAGAAGCATTTGTACAATTTATGCGCGATGAGGTTGATGCCGAAAAGAAAACCATACAAGCAAACACAGATAACATTGATACAGAACATGTCGTTAATGTACATCAAGAAAAGGTTAATAACAGTCAAGAAAGGCACATTAAAGATTTAGAGAAGGTAGTCGATAAGTTTGATGATATTCGAAAAGACATGGATATGAAAATATCTAAACTTGACCAAGCAACACTTGACAACACAGTACAAATAGGAAGATAGTGGAAAGTTTAAACAGTTACTACGCATTACAAGATGCAAGAGACCAAGTAGAAAAAGACGGCAACGATTGGGATAACATGGAACAGGATGTTAAAGACAAATACGTCGAAAAAGAAATGAAAAAACGTGGGTACTCTAGAGGAGAATATATAGGACAAGGTACATACAAGTGGAATAAAAATTAAACACAACTTTGACCGAAATAATAAAAAAGGTGTTTTTTAAGCACCTTTTTTATTGCGTATACGCTTATAATATGTGTTTTAAAACTTAACCACGGAGGTTACACCATGTCACAAACATTTAGCCCAGACCAAAAGAAAAAATTAGAAATGCTTTTTAAAGAAGGTATTAGCGTAATGTCAGAAGTAGAAGTTCTTAACGAAGGACTTGCGGATACTATTAAAGCGATTGCCGAAGAATTCGAAATTAAACCTGCAGTACTAAAGAAAGCAGTTCGTGTTGCGTACAAGGTAAACTTCCAGCAAGCATCGGACGATTATGACTTACTTGAAACAATCTTAGAAACAGTGGGTCGCACTGATTAATGAATTATAATTTCTTTATATCGCAATTAGATAAAATTATAACCAAGGAAATATCATAATGTCATATGTTGACGCAATATACGATAAAAAATCCGATAAGGTACTAGTTGTAGAAAGAGTTGATGGCAAGCGAATACAACGTGTGTTTAGACCCAATTACGAGTTCTACTACGATGACCCAAATGGACGACACAAAGGTATACATGGAAACCCAGTTAGTAAAGCACACGCTAAAACCAGAAGTGACTTTTACAATATACAACGGAAACATAGTGGTAAACAATTATACGAAAGTGACATCAATGTTGTCAACAAATGCTTAGAAGAAAACTACAAGGGTAAAGACTCACCTAAGTTACATACAGTATTCTTCGATATCGAGACCGATTTTCATAAAGAAAAAGGTTTCAGTCCACCCGAAGACCCATTCAATAAGGTAACTGCTGTATCACTGTATTTGGATTGGACAAAAGACTTAATATGTTTGGCATTGCCACCCAATGGCATGTCAGATGAAGAAGTAGCAGAGATAACAAAGAAATTTGATAATACTTTCATGTTCAGTGATGAGGGTGAGATGTTATTAACATTCTTAGATTTAATCGAAGATGCTGATATTTTAAGTGGTTGGAATAGTGAGGGTTACGATATACCTTATCTAGTAAATAGAATTAAGGAAATTCTACCAAGTGAAGTGAATGAAAAATTCTGTCTTTGGGATAACCTACCGAAGGTAAAGAAATACGAACGCTATGGTTCTGAACATGAAACTTATGCACTTGTTGGTCGCGTACATTTAGACTATATGCAACTGTACAGAAAATACACGTACCAAGAAATGCATTCATATGCATTAGATGCTATTTCTGAATACGAATTGGGTGAGAAAAAGGTTGCGTACACAGGAACATTAGACCAATTGTACAATGATGATTTTGAAAAATTCATTGACTATGCTAGGCAAGATACAATGCTGCTAGCAAAAATGGACGAGAAGTTAAAATTCATTGACTTATCAAATGAAATTGCCCACGCAAATACAGTATCAATTCCATCTACAATGGGTTCTGTAGGCATCACTGAGCAAGCAATTATCAACGAAGCGCATGAACGTGGTGTTGTAGTACCTGATAGAAATCGAGAAGAAGAAAACACACAAGCAGCCGGTGCATACGTTGCGTACCCAAAGAAAGGCGTACACAAATGGATTGGTTCAGTTGATATCAATAGTTTGTATCCATCCGTAATTCGTGCATTGAATATGGCACCAGAAACAATTATTGGACAATTTAGATTAGACGCAACTGATGCGTATATCAACAGCAAGATGGTTGACCAACGCAATGCTAAAGGAAAAATGCATAAAGGAAGTTCTTTTGCGGGTGCATGGGAAGGATTATTCGGGTCATTAGAATACACTGCAGTAATAGAAAAAACACCTGATACACAAATTACAGTTGATTGGGTTAGTGGTGAGGTTACAACACATTCTACTGCCGAATTGAATGACATAATATTTAACAACGATAGTGGTTGGGCACTAAGTGCTAATGGAACTATATTTTCATTGGAAGTAGAAGGGGTAATACCTGGATTACTTAAACGTTGGTACAGTGAACGAAAAGAAATGCAAGCAAAGAAGCGTGAAGCAACGACACCAGAAGATAAAGAATTTTGGGATAAACGACAACTTGTAAAGAAAATTGGACTCAACTCTTTGTACGGTGCGATTCTTAACAAACATTGTAGATTCTTTGATAAGAGAATTGGGCAGTCAACTACTCTAACGGGTAGAGCAATCGCAAAACACATGGATGCATTTGCTAATGAATGTATGACGGGAGAGTACGACTACGATGGCGAGTGTATCATATATGGCGATACCGACAGTTGTTACTTCAGTGCTTGGCCAGTGATGGAAAAGGCAGTTGAAGAAGGTGCAGAATGGGATAAAGAAATCGCAACCGCACTGTATGAAGAGATTGCAGACAGACTTAATGTTAGTTTCCCACTTTACATGGAACGTGGACATAATGTGCCACCAAACATGGGTGAAATCATTAAGTGTGGTCGTGAGATTACAGGATTAAGTGGATTATTCATTAAGAAGAAGCGCTACGCAATCATGGTATACGACAATGAAGGCACACGATACGACAGTGATGGTGGACTTGGTAAAGTCAAAGCGATGGGGTTAGACTTGAAACGAAGTGACACGCCCGTTGTTATTCAGGATTTTCTAAAGGACATTCTCGATGACCTACTGTCAAATAAGGATAAAGATTATATAATTGGCCAAATTACCAAGTTCAAGAAAGAATTTAAAAGCAAACCTAGTTGGGAAAAAGGCACACCAAAGCGTGTTAATAGATTGACCATGTACGGTAAAGTAATGGAAACTGAGGTTGCAGAAAAGAAAAAAGGCAACAAAGTTCCAACTATCCCGGGTCACGTAAGGGCGGCTATTAATTGGAACAATCTCAGAAAAATTAACAAAGACAACCACAGTATGGAAATATCTGATGGTATGAAAACAGTTGTATGTAAGTTGAAAGATAACCAATTCGGTTACACTAGCGTGGGTATACCAATCGATGAGCATAATATACCCAAGTGGTATACTGACTTACCATTTGATGATGCTCTTATGGAAACCAATTTAATCGACAAGAAGGTAGAGAACTTATTAGGGGTACTAGATTGGGACTTAATAAATAGGACTAATATTAATAGCACGATTAACGACTTATTCGACTTTGGATGAATGAACCACTAAGCAACTTCATTAAATACAAAAATAGCATTGATAAGTTATCAATCGATGGTATTCGAACATCACTGAATAATGAATTATCTAATACAGTTAGGGCATTATCAACGTCCGAGTTTAATGAAGAATTGTTATTAGAATTGAATGACCGCAAAAATGAGATTTTGGCGGACTTGGATAAATTTCAAGAGACTCTAGCATTGTACAAAGATTCCGCTACTGATTTCATCACCGCAAACGAATCGTCGTACTTATCCAAAAGTTACCAAATATACGAAGATGGCACCACACAGGATAATCCTTCGTATATTCTAGACCGAGCATTATTCCATTCCTTAATATACCGAGATGAGATTAAAGATTATTTCATTAGTCGCATACAATCGAATAGTACTTGGCAATATTCGGGTATGTTTATTAGACCAGAACATGGGGATTATGTAAATGAAATGACTGCATCCGACCCATTGTATGTAGTTGATGAGCATATCGATTTACTACAACCTACCAAAAAATTGTGGAATAAACAATACCAAGAACGAGTAAGGTACAATGTAATCGATGAAACTCGTGATGGAATATTTAGAAATTTCCCAACAGAGAATATGGGTATTGTTGTGGCAATGAACTTTTTCAATCACAAACCACTTACAATTATTGAGCAATACTTAACAGAAATATACAATTTGTTAATACATGGTGGTGTGGTAATTTTTACATATAATAACTGTAACATATCATTGGCAGTGCAGAACTTTGAGAAATCATTGTACTCTTACACACCCGAATCTAGATTAATACCCTTGGTAGAAATGATTGGGTTTGAAGTAATTGAATCGTACAATGAACCAACCACCAACGTTAGTTGGTTGGAAATTAAAAAACCAGGCAATACCAAAACCATTCGAGGCGGTCAATGCATTGCCAAAATAAACATTTAGGTAAAATTACCATATAACATATGTGTTTTTACCTAAAATCGTTATATAATACGTTCAAATATAATATATCAATAAGGAGAAATAATATGAAAGACCATTTAATAGACTTAGTGAAGCACACTCATGACTTGGGCACGATTGGATTAATTAAAATCACTGGAGATGACACAAGCACAAAGATTGATGGCATGGCAGATGACCAAACTGTGGTTTTAA